ATCATCTTTTTTCATAAACTCAAAGATTTCGTTTACAATTGCTAATGCACATTCTTTATAATGTGGGTTGGTTGGAATCGGTTGATATTCACCTGTGTTTAAGTCTAATTGTTTACTTTGACTAAACATAACAGATTCTAACAACTGGTCTGCTTTTTCTTTGGGTGTAATCCCTATGGGTTTGTATTTAGACATCTACTTTACATTTAATTTTTTTCTGGTACCATAATTTTACCATCCTCAAATGCGTCGGGACTTACAAATTGTTCATTCAAAAGTTCAATAACTTGTTTCATAGCCTCAACGTCATTTTCTGACATTCTAACAGTCATAGCAACAGCACCAGTTAATATCATACGAATAGTATTCAAAGTAATGGTTTCATTATTTTGGCCATCCTCTGGTAATTTAATATTGAAATAAGCTCTACCATCAACAAAAGTTGCTGTTACAAGTATTTTGATTTCTGTATTCATTTTTTTAGATAATAATTTGAATTACAAATGTAGTGTAAAAATTTGTAAAAACCAAATAGTTCTTTACGATTCTGAAACAAACCATTTTGGAGTATCGCTAAATTTCCAAGTCGCAAAACGTTTTTTTTCACCCATGTAGTACCTACGATAAGATTCAACAACGTCCTCGACCTTAAACTCATCAGGCATTGCTAATGGTGGTTTTGTAAAACCCTTGTCATCGATTTTTAATTTATTAATCAAGCACCACTCTAAAACTTCTTTGGATTTGTGTGTTTTTTTGTAACGATGTGTGTATTCTGAACATAGTTCTAAGCCCAATTCACACAATATCAGATAATTGGATAATGACTCTCTTGCCCAAATAGCACAAGGATGATTTTTGTGTACTATTTTGTATGGAATATCATCACTATTAGTATTAACAACATGGTGTGATGTACACAGTAATTGAGCATACTCCACAATCATTTTGGTACAATGTTTGTCACAATGATACTGAGCACATTTTTTTATATCGTAATCTAACCAAAAAATATTCATACCGCTAAGATACGAAAAAAAATGATATCCAAAAAAATTTACTGAAAATTAATTTTATCTCCTATGGTGATACCATTTTTTTTACAATACCCACCAGGTAATTCTAAAACCATACTTCCATAACCTTTATATGATGGACAATCATCCGACTTACAAGGTGGACAGTTGTGTGAAATCGACTCAATATGATTATCATCAATGAATAAAATGTCTAAAGGAATGATACAATTTTTCATCCAAAAAGACTGAAGACCAAATTTAGGTAATAAAAACAACATACAGTCAAATACATCAAAAGTTTTATTCATCATTCCCTCAATTGTTTTTTCGGGTGTAGATACTACTTTACAATTAAGATTAATATTATTTATTTTTACAACCATATTTATATCTAAATATTTGAAAAATGAAAAGATACGGAGGTACTTTGGTTGTTGTTAATAATGAGTGTTTACTCTGCAAAAGAAATTCATCAGGTGACCGACCAGGTGAATGGAGTATTCCAGCAGGTAAAATTGAACCGAATGAAAATTTAGAAGATGGTGTGAGAAGAGAATTTTTGGAAGAAACTGATCACGAATTGTCAGGACCCTTGAAAAAGGTTGCGATCATATTGAGGAAAAATAGAACAGGTATCAAATCAAAAGGGTTGTTCTACGTTTTTCTTTCGAAACAAAAAGAAAAAATATTCCCTGACTTAGAAAATGCTATTGATGGTGATGAACATACTGAATGTGGATATTTCAAAAAAAATGAATTACCTGATAACGTATCTCTAGGATTACGTCGATTAATTTCACGATTACTAAAGTAATTTTTTGTGTAAAGTAGTGAATTCCGATACTTTTCACAAAAAATATATCTCTTTAATTCAGAGTCAGTAGATATTTTAACTTATTGAATTCTGCTAATATTTCGTCTCTAATATTCAATAGATCACTATCAGAACTCGGATCATACACATTTGTGAGTGAAATCAAAAACTGAACAACTGAATCAATGTATTCCATCACATCCACACTTGTCAGATCTAGTAAAGGTAAATTTAATCCTTGATCAAATTGTGGTCGACCATGTTTACCCATACACACTTCCACAAAGGTATCAATCAAATCTGTTAATGCATCATAAATTGAACCAAATGCTTGATGTTGTGCATAAGAATCTGTTTGCCAATGAAAAATCTTCATTTGATTTTGTGCCATCAACAGGTTTTGTATTACTTCATTTTTCATTGAAATTATTCTTATATCAATTTTAATTTTTCAAAATAAATCAGGAAATAAAGTTCTTAAAACTCCTTTTGATTGATTATTGTTTTGGGTTTGAGGTGGTGTAGACGGCGGTATTGATGATTGATTTTGCTGGACATTTCCAAATTCACTTTCCCAGTTTTCTTTTGCTTCTGGAGTATTTGAATAAGCTTCGAGTTGATTATTAAATTCTTGAGAACCTAATTCTTTTTCTAATTCATCAGCTCCAACAAAATTTCCATATCCAAGATAATCCAAAAATCCTAAGTACCATTTTGTTCTATTCATCAAAGACCTTACTTGTCTATTACCATAAAATTTACCCCAAAGTCCTCCAGAAATAGGGTATTTTTTGAAGGCCTCCCAAAAACCCATTTGTTTTCCACCAGTAAAAAATTTGTTTTCTTTTGCGACTTTACTTAACTGTGTTAATAAATCAATAGCGTCTTTATTTGTCATCCTAGTCGCCACATTACCCCTTCGTACTCTGTTAGTAATTCTTCCAACTGTGGAAGTGGCTTGTCTTGAACCAGAACCTATCCTACCTAAAATTCCTAGCCAGTCCGAAACTAATTTTACTCCTAGTGTTTTTATAATTTTATTATTTGCATTTGTTTGAAGCCATTTCTGCATTTTTATTGAATTGGTTCCAATCCATTTTGCAAGTTTATCAAAGAGTGATGATTTTTTTGTAAGTACACTAAGAATTCTTTCAGCCCCTAATCTATCACCTTGTCTTAATAAAAGTATAGCTCGATCAGAAGCTTTGATTATTTTACTACTTCTACCCAAAAATAATAACGGTTTGGCAATGGCGTCTCCAATGTAGGGTATCACAGAAATAGCGGACAATATTGCAAATGTATAATTTCCTTGGGTGGCATAAATTACTGCATTAGTAACATCAGCAACACCTGTAGGATCGAAAAGACCTACAACATCTAAAACTGTATTATACCATTTTGGTTCTTCAGCTTCTTTTAAATTACTTTTTAAAAGTTTTTTTTTAAGTTTACGATATTGAGTTTCATTAATTGAAATATTCATATTTTTTTATTTATAAATATTTCAGTATTCAAAAAAAATCAATCTCTGATTTGAATGTGAAACATAACTTGATTATAATATTGTATGAAATGTTCGTTGTATAAATCCCATTTGATATCAACTCCATCAAAGGAATAAACCCAAAAATTTTTAAATTTTGGTAAATAAATATCTCTAAATTGACGGAATAACTCTTTTTTTTCAGGTGTTTCTAGGTGCCATTCACCAACGATTACTCTAACATTTTCAAGTAAATATTCTATGTTTTCATCATTAATTATATCATACTCACAACCTTCACAATCAGTTTTAAGAAAATCAATTTTATCTATCCCGTAAAGATCTACAAAAGTTTTAAATCTAATTGATTCCACATATCCTTCAGAGAACCATGATGGATTTTTAGTGGTAAGTCCATCACTGTCCGAAATCATTTTGTTAATTTGAGTTACTGGATATCCTAATGTATTTTTAACTAACCATCTAAAAGATTTGGTATCTGGTTCAAAACAAAAAAAATGTTTTGCGTTTTGGTGTAAATTTGTATATGTAAAAGGACCAACACTAGCTCCAATATCTAATACAATATCTGATTCTTTAACATCAAAATGCATATTGTATACTCGATCAATAAAATTTTCACTTTTAATGAAACCAACCTCATCCATAGGACCCCATTCGAAATCGTCTATTTTTCTCATTTTTTTTTAATTTTTTACTTTTCTAATTTTTTCTATTTTTCTATCCAAATACCATTTAGCTTTCAAGAGATCCTCAAGTTCTTTGTCTACATTTTTCTTTCCAGCTCTTGAGATATACTTGACCGTATTTCCAAGATGGAAGTCCAAATCCCAAGCTTCGATTACTTTAATTGCCTCATAAGGATTGTCAAT